TGAGCCCTTAAACTTGCCTTCTAAAATATCTAAAATATCGTCTAACTCACCGTACGCTAATAAGTTTTTATCTAAACCTACGTTTAACTTACCTAAGGCCGCCGTATTGCCCGACATAGCCCGGCTAATAGCTGCCGTAACGCTAGTTAGATCTTTACCTGTGCCAGCTGATATATCTAAAGATATGCTTAATAGTTTTTGCGCTTTGTCTACGTCCTCAGTAACTCTAGCTAATTGACTAAAGGCGGGTACTAATTTATCGCCGCCTACCTTTGTTACATCTTCCATTTTATCTAAAAATTGGTTTACCTCAGTAAATTTAAAACCCTCGTTAAGGCTGTTTAACGCGCTAGTTAATTGTGCTATTTCTTTTTGTTGATCGTTAAACGCTTTAATAGATACTCGCGCAAACTGCACTACAGCGGCTACGCTAAAAGCTGCGCCAAACGATTTAGCTAGGCTTTTTACGCCTTTTTCTAATTTACTGGTTGCTGTTTCAGCTTGTTTAAACGCTTTTTTACCTGTAAACTCAGAGGCTACATTTATTACTACTTGTGGGTCTACAGCCATTATGCCACCGCCCTAAAATTATTATTAAATATAATTTTTGTTTTTTCTATAGCTTTAATTACAGCGGCGTTAGTTTTGCCGCCGTCCTCAGCCCACGCCCTATAGATAGCCCGGCCTCTCATTTTCCTAGATCTACGCCCCGCGCCTGTTTGGTTATTAGCATCTACTATTTGACCTGTAGCATCTATGGCATCTATAAACTGTTTACCCGCGTTAGGGTTTAGGCTCTGTGAATATTGTCTACCGCTATGTCTCATTGTGTCATAAACGCCATTTAGATAACGTTGTACTACTGGCCCTTGTGGTCTGCCTTGTGGGTTTAGCCTCCCGGAAGTTTCATAAATAGCACCGGCGGCGCTTACGTTAGCTATACGGGCTAAAGCTCTAAAACCGTTTCTATTCACTTTACTAGGCGCTGTCCTATAACCTATGCCTCTTTTAGCGGCAGCTGCATCAAATCTAGGAAACTGTCTATAGTTGGTATCGCTAGCCTCTGGCTTACTCCAGCCGCTTAAAACGGTAGCAGGTATAAAACCGCGGGCCTTTGTTACTATAGGTTTTAATAGCTCTGCCATTTCTTTTTGTAATTCTTTAGATAAATCCGGCGTAAACTTGCGTAATGCCTTGCGCGCTTCAATAACGCCGCTTAACTCTGTTGGCATCTTGCACCGCCTTAGCTCTATCGGTTAAAACCTTCAAAATATTCTTAAACATTACATCATCTAGATCTAGCAAGTATTGGGGCGGTATTCCGGTTTCTACTGCAACTTGTGCAATTAGATAGCCAAAACTACCGCGCCCAATTATTGCAGGGGGTCATCGTCCATTACCTCAACTTTAGCTAAGGTTTCTAAAAACTCTGCCCCAAAACTTTTTACTACCTCGCCGCTAGTGCGTAAACACTCCCAAGCTAACCAGTAAACGTCACTTTGTTTTTCATCATCTCTAAAGGCTTTGTGAAAACCTTTTTTAGCATACAACTCAAAGGCATACTCAATACGCGGCGTAATCTTATGCTCAGTTACGCTGCCGTCTGCCCTTGTTATTTTAAGTTTTGCCATTGTTTGCCCCTTTGTCTAGTTATCAGCTTGTAGTAATTACTATAGGTGAGTTACAGGTAAATGTTAAGCTCTGTGTTGAAATTTCGCTAACAGCGCCGCTAATGTCGGTTGTATTATTTACTAAAATAGTAGTGCTGTATAGCGGGTTTGTAGCACTTGTAGCAGCGCTAGTTTGTTTTAACGTAAGGGCTACAGTAGTACCCCACGCAGCCTGCAACGTTTGCAGTACGCTAGCCGTTGCTGTGTCGTTTAGAAAATCCAGCGTAACGGTGCTGGCTTCTAAACCTTTTACAAACTTGTGCGCTGTATCGCCCATAGCTGTTACTTCCAGCTCATCAAAACTGCGGTTAATAGTTGCGCTAGTAACGTGATCCGACAGGGCCACGCTATTAAGCGTAACTACTACGCCATTAGATAGGAAAATTGCCATTTGTTATACCTCTGTTTCTTGTGTCGGTGTTTGTGCCTGTGTTTCTTTTTTGTTTGTTTCTTTAACCTCTTTAGGCAATTCTTGCCCTATCTTGATTAGAAACGCTTTTTCTTCCTCTGTAAGTGCCATTTTTAGCTCCAGCTCGTTAGTACGGATATTTGTAGATCGCTTGTAAGCAAGTCACCGCTAGGTAACGTTAAAACGCTAGGTGCAGTTACAGCGGTAACATTAAATACGATAGAACTAGCAGCCAACTTATCAAACACGGCTACTATTGTGTCCTCTATGCCTTGTAGGTTGCCCTCATTAGAAAACATCGGCACGGTCATAATTATTTTGAAATTAGCTAGCGGTGAAATGGCGGCCTGTGAGTTATTGCTAGGCGTTAAATAAGGATCTGCCGGAGCTACTACTACGCTGTTAGCTACTATTGTGCTAGGTGGAAAACTAAACGTAGACCAAACAGCATCATTAGCTAAGGCAGCGGCTATAGTGCTGCGTAGTGTAGTTATGGCGGCTGTAGGCATTATCCAACCATAGCGTTAGGCGATAAGTACGGCGCTAACAAACCGCGTATGGATGCCATTAAAGTATTGCTCATTTTAAAAGGGCTAGGGCTAAAACCGTCTACGCTTACGCCACCGGCTTGTGTGCTGAAACGGCTAGTCCAAATATTCTCAGCTAGCATAAGTGCAGCTGCGTTTATAGCAGGTGTATTAGCGTAGCTAGTCGTTTTTGTGTCTGTACCGGTCATAGTGCCGCTAGGTAGTACACGCCTAAAGTTTTGATCCGCTGCCGTTTTTGCATATTGTATAAAACTAAAACCCTGTGGGTATTGGTAATAATTAAGCTGAAAATTAAACGCTGGCAATAAATTAGTAGTACCCGCGCTAAACGGTACTGTTCCAGTAATTGTATGAGTGCCGTTAAAAGTAGCGCCAGCCCCGGCTACAGTAACGGATTCACCTGTAGTAAACAGGCCGGGGTTGGCTATCATCACCGTAGCTACATTGTCTACTAACGCAGTTCCCACTACAGGTGCAGAGTCAAACCATAAAAACCCGTTTATTAGATCTTGTGCAGCTTGGCAGGTGTCCTCTATCCAAGTGTAGCTATCGTACAAAGTGCCAACGCCTAAAGATGCTTTTAACGTAGCAGCTGTAACGTAAGTAGCCGGCATATTTGTACCTTTCTTGGTAGGTCTGGCAGAGCCAAAGGGCTAAGGCCCTGCCAGACTATTAGTTAGTTATTTATCAGGTTTTCTGGTATCTACGGATACCGTTAGGCATTTTGGCAATAGTTGCCATAAAGCCATAGATAGCTACTTGTACTTGTAAGTTTGAAACAACGTTTACGCTCATATAAGCCTGTGGGCTGCGATAAACTGTAAATGCCTCTGGCGCTAAAATAATCGCGCTATCATCATCTACGGTTGTAGCTGTAAAGTTTTTATCTACATACAAATCTAGCCCTAAGACATTACCGCGTATTGCGCGTGGGTCTACTTGCCCGCCCGCGTTCATAGGTTGTATAGCATTATAGATAGGGCGGCCTGTGTTATCTGTTGCACCCATTAGTAGCTGCCATTGTGCGCCGTTACCAATATAGTTTTGTGCAAAATAACCGGTATAGCTATAGATTAAATTAGCGCTTTGTGATGCAAATGCAATAACACCAGCGCTATCAGCGGTTGTAGATGAAGCTGTGTTACCAGCTGCAATAAGAGCGTTAAGTACAGTTGTATCAATAGCGGTTAGATACGCGTTTTGTAATTGCTGTGTAAGCTCAGCATAAAAATTAGGATCTGAGCGCTCTAGTAATTCTACGCTGAGCGTGTTCATACCTGAGTACTTTTTAACTGTGCCTGTCAAATATTCGGTAACCATGCCAGTATTTTGTACATTTCCAGCCTCGGCCTCTTCAGTTACCACAGGTGCTACACCGGAACCGCCACCAAGAGCCGTTACTAGAGAAGGCACGCTTATAGTCATACCCGAATTAGGTAAAACGCCCTGTGAGCAAGCATCAATAGCGGGTGTACCAAAACGTGTATTAGTTACAAACTCTGTTAAAAATTGTGTTGGATTAAATGCAGGGTTTGTAGTAAATGAGTCATCTGCGGCTGTTACATATAACTTTGACTCTTCATTACCTAGTGCAGCTTTAATTTTATGCTCTGTGTAAGCGCCCATACTTGTAATAGGTGTGCGTACTCTTTGAGAATTTAATGCACTTGGCTTAATAATTTTGCGTGCGGCTTCTACCGGTGTGGTATCACCCTCGGCATCATCTTTATCATAGCTAACGCTCTTTAGCGTTACTGTTGCACCGTCCGGCAAATATGTTGCCTCTGATGCCATTTCGTCCGGGGCTTTGTCCACGGTTTCTCCTGTCGTTTCTGTCGGTTTGTTTGGATCTACTGCGTTATCTTGTGCAGCAATTTTTAACACGGCAGCGCTTGGAAATGCAGCGCTCTCTACTAGAGATACCTCTTTTAAGGTAGCAGCCGTAACTAGCAGATAATCTTTTTCTTGGCGTGAGTCCTCTACCTCAACCCCTACGCTTAACCCGTCCATAAGTTGTTCTTGTGCTAGCAAAATTGCATCACTACCCCTTGTGCTAGCACTAACCTTAAAACTGCCATATAACCCGCTTTTATTACTTGTAACGCTCTGCATACGGCCTACGGGTTTGCTGTTATCGTGCGACATAAGCAGTTTTATTTTGCTTGGCTCTAGCACGGCTATAGAGTTTTCTGCAAACACTACGCGCCCGGCGCTTGTGTTGCCTACTTCGCCGTATGGTGCAATTTTGCCGGCAATAGTCCGGCGCTCACCGTTATCTACTGCCTCTATGTTGCCGCTAAATGTTAATAGCATCTGTAGGCCTCTCTGTTAGTCCGGTTGGGCTTAGTTCTTCCATACTTTGCGCTTGCTCTACATCTATTAAACCTAAATTGAGCATTTTTTCTATAGCTTCCAAACGCGCCAAAGTATCAGCGCGCAAAAATGTTTCATCTAATGCAAAACGTACCTGATTACCGCGGCGTGTAATATCGTCCATACTAAGTCTATTTTCTATAGCGCTAATAAACGGCTGTAATGAATAAGCTACAAACTCTTTGCGCCCGTCTATAATATTTTGGTAAGTCATAGAGTTATTCATATCCGCGCTTATGTAATATGCCGGTACGTTCATTAAACGCGCTATTTCAGTAGCTAAATACTGTGATGCTTCGTTATACATCATTTCTTTAGGTGAGTAACCCACAGTTTGATAATCTAACGTGCTAGTTAAATAAGCTGTGCTGCGTGATGCGCGCGCGGCTTTCCAACTAGCTAACAACCCTTGTATCTGTGCCTCTGGTAAATCTGCCCCACTATTCTTAATAAAACCTGTTGCCATAGGTGTAGCAGCTGCAACGCTTGCCGCTTTTTGTATATCTAGCGCCGCCTGTATTGTGCGCCCGCCTGTTTCTAATACGCCGGGTAGCAAACTTTGGAAAGTAACTAAAGATCCTACGCCGCTATCTGGTACGCGTACACCATTTACAGCATAATAATCTACTTCATCACCGTACTGGTCTGTAGTTACTGTGACGCGCGTATTAGCTACCCACTCAAAGCCGCTAGGTCTGCCGTCATCTTCATACAAAGACGTAACGCGCCAATAAGCCACGCCGTATAAAAGTAAACTATCTACGGTGTAACTTATGGTAACGCTACGCGGTTGCCTAATATCGGGTTGGTCTAGCCAAACAGGTGTTTGTAATTTACGGCCTGTACTTTTTTGTATTACCTCTAAATCTATACTTGCAATTACGCCACAGATTAAATTACGGCATCTGCTCACCGCTGGTACTTGTAGCGCTAAGTTTCTATCTATAAAAGGTACGCCGCTTGTATTGTATAAACCGCCAAACGTGTAAACACCTGCGCCGTAAGTTTGGGCCATAATAGGCGGCGATAATTGCGCTTCTACGTCTTTTTTACGCAGGCCTATAGTTTGTAGTAATCCCATAGGCGCATTATTGCCTAAAAGTCAAGTATAGATACAGAGTTTAGGCTTGGGCGTGTCTAGGCATATACCTTCGCCTCTGCTACAGGTTGCGCCAATATATGTATTACCATAGCTAGCCCTATAGGTATATCTACAGGCCCGGCAGACTTGCGCCTAACAATACGCCAAGCATCTGGGGTTTGTTTGGCCGCGCAGTTGGCCATTTGTTGTATTAGCGCATCTTGCCCGCTATGGCGCAAGCGATCATTTACTAAAGCATCATACATATCGCTACAAGCTGTGTAAAACGTCTGCCCTGATATATCACGGGTCTGAACGCCTGCATTTTGTAACCGTTGAGCAATACTGGCAGTAGTGTATTTGTCGTAACAGACTAACCGCGGGTAATACATATCGGCCCATTTTTTAATACTAGCTGCTATTACTACCTCATCTACGGCTACTTGTGAGCTGTAAGTTTCTAGTACGGCTAGGCCTATCTTGCCGTTAGGTAACAGCTGGCCCATTACTAGGCTGGCATCACGGCGGCTTGGGCTAACGTCAAAAGCAAAAACGGTAAGCGGGCCGGGGCTCATTTTCAGGTTGATGTCGCTGCTATCCTCAACAGATCCAAACGGCCACGGGCTTTGCAAGCTGTCTATCCATTGGCTTAGGCTCTCTGTCCTAAATTGCTCTGTAGTCTGCACCGTAAGCGCTTCTTGCAGCGTTTCCTCAGTGATTAGTATGCCTAGCGCCGGGTTAGCAGCTGCCCACGCTTTACGATCATCTAGGGCGCAAAATGGCGGGGCGCTATATTCGTAATAGCCTAAAGACGGCGGCGGGTTACTCTGGCAACGCTCGCGTAGCTCATTAAGGGTAGTGCTAAAAGCATCACCGGCATTACTAGCTAGCAAAGTTTGACTATTGGGCTTGGCGCGGGTTACAGGCAGGGCAGCGGCGTAAGCCTCTTGATCTATCTCCCGTAACTCATCTATAAACAAAAAGTCAGCGGTAGCACCGCGCGCGCTATCGCGGGTAGCAGCTCTAACATCTAGCCTAGCCCCGCTTTTTAAGATTATGGCCTCGTTACCATTTGTGTAGAGTATTTTTTTAAGGTCTTTTTTTAGGTCGGGGCTATCCTCTATGGCATTAGCCACCTCTCTAAAAGTAGTAAGGGCCATAGATCTAGCAGAGCTTATTACTATGTGGTTACGTTCATTAAACAAAAACAGGCCCGCTAAAATACGCATACGCGCTAGATGAGTTTTGCCGTTTTGCCTTGCACATATTGCCAAACTTGTACGCCGTATAAACTGTTTATTTTGATCTATTGTTAGCATATCGTCTAATACAAAGCGCTGCCACGGTAAAAGTGGTAAGCCTATGCGCTCTGCCAGCTCTGCAACTTCACCGCCGCGCGTAGGGCCTTGTAACAAAACGTTATGCAGCCGCGGTTGCGGTAGCCCCCGGATAGGCTGTTTAGGTTTGGTAGTCATTAGTCTAAGGCTTGTGCAGGTTGGCCCAAACACGGGCCGCTATGGGTCATTATAGCCGTTATCGGAGAGATATTGCCACA